TTTGGTTCCCACCAAGCAACTGCATCAACAATAACCATTGGCGCTACCTGTTGATAATCTTTAATAACCTGAATGTTTACCCACTTGTCTACGTGAGCAATTGCTACAGCACACTTGTCATGCTTTTGTGCAAGGTCAGCATGAATATAATATATTTTTTCTGGATCAGGTTTAAATGATTCGTCAAACCTTCTAAAGTTATCAACTGGGTTTCTTAATGTCATACATTTTTCTAATTTATCTTTTTGTTTAAAAAATGCATCTGATGCAAATGTTGGTGTGCATGCAAAGCGCATCATGGCATCGCCAAGGTCTGTGTAAAATGCTAATTTAAAATCATCTATTTTTCTAGTAGGGTTTACTTCCCAAGTTGATTTTTTAAGTGCTAAAACCTTTGGAACTTTATAAGAAAGTATTGTATCTTCTTCCCATGAAATTTCAAATTGATTGTTTGGGTCATTATGTGGCAGGTCTTCATTCATAATAAAGAGATGTTTCTTTTCAATAGTTTCTTTTTCTGCAATAACATCTTCATATCTTTTAGAAATAAAGTCGCCTGGGTAACGAGGGAATGAAAGCAATACTACTTTACCTAAATCTGGAAAACGAGAATCTACAGATCCACGAAATGCTTTATAAATATTTTCGGCAGTCTTGCCTTGCTCATTGCCAGTTCCAACCTCAGATGCAAAACCAGAAATTTCATCAAGAACTGCAAGTAGTAAGTTTAAACCTTCATGTGATTCTCTTTCTGAATGTCCAGAGTAAACAGTAATTGATTTATCAAACTCAACGCTATCGGCTTTTGCGTTATATTTTCCTGCAAACCATGGTGATTTCTCTATCTTAGTTTTAAATCCTTTAAAGAATACGTTCTTTGCTTGTTGTGCGTTAATGGCTACGTTTATGATATCAATTGCATCCCCGCTTGGTTTTCCATAATATCTAGCGGGATCTTTAAGACACAACAATTTATATACTATGTATGCACATGCTACCGTTGACACAAAGTCTTTTCCAGATCCTTTTCCAAGTTGCAAAATAATTTCATTTTTAGTGTATTTATCAAAATATTGAGCGCCTGCAACAGATCCAAATATTTCTTGTAATTCTTCTTTACGATAAATCTGACTCATTGCTTCTACAATTTCATATTGTATTAAAGATAATTCTGGCTGGCCAAGATAATCAGCAGACTCAACAAATGTTTTTGCGTCTACTGGAATTTCATCAAATTGATTTTCTTTTAAAACTTCTAAAAAATCATTGAACATCTTGGACAATTGTAATTACCTCTCCTTCTTTGGCAATCTGAGAAAGACGTCTCATAATTAAATCACGAACCTCTGGATGAGTTGAAGCAATGTCTCTTAGAATTTCAACAAGAACTTCTTGTCGTCTTTCAATTTCAACCATTTCTTCTGCAAGTTCTTTGTTTTCTAAAAGCCCTGCTTTTTGTAGCATTTCAATTCTAGATTTTTCAATATCCATTACTAATTTAATTGCCTGAGTTTTTGCACTAAGATTATTGGTCATACTTGATTCATCAATTACTTCGTAAGCCTTGGTAATAAGTTTAGTGTAGTGCGTATCTGCACCAGCAAGAGCCTCTTTGGCACGAGCACGAATTGCGTCATTGGCAGAAGCCATAACTTTCCATTCGTTTATTAGTGAGACCACACGAGTGCGTGGAATGTCTAATTCTTTAGAAATTTTTGTTGGGTCTTGACCTTTAAGGTATTCTGTAACTACCTTGTTAACTTCATCAAGGTGCTCAATTAATTCTGTTTCAGTTGACATTTTTTTCCTTTGCTATCTTTAATAATACCAGATATCCAATTAGATCATCAATGTCATTATCGCCAACGTAGTCTGTGCCTTTCATAAGCCTGCTTAACTTGTCATCAATTCTAACCTTTAATTGTTCTACTGGGTCTGATTTGCTAAAAATTCTAACTGGATCAAGTGCGGAATCTCCATATGCTATATTTTTTTCTATAAGCATATGCGCTATTAAATGACAAGCAATCCAAATTTTAGGTCCTGACGGTGCGCCAATAGATTTTAAATATAAATCTTGACAACTAAATTTATTTACATCTTCGTATACTGGTTCAAGTTTCATAGATAGTTCTCCTTATGCCAAGAAACATAGTTTTTATCAAACTGATTAATTCCAGCCCTGCAATTTTTAATGTAATCTTTGTATATTTTTTCTGCATCTTTTTGAGTGTAGATTATAAAATTATCTAAGTTGTTTTCCTCAATTGTTTTAAAGATTGACTTTGTAAAAGTAACATATCCTGTTTGATAAATTGAGTAGTCGGTAATACTGTCATACACCTTGTTGATTTTTTTATTTAAATAATATATATCTTTAATATCATTTAAGATATTTTTTAAAAATATGCTACGTGGACATGAAGCAAATAACATTTGTGTCAATCCATCATTTTCTGGTTCTTTAGAAACAGCAAAATCTAAATCTAAGTCAAGCCATGTTTCTATTGGCTTTTTGCAAATTATGTCAATATCGGAATACAGTCCACCATAAATATACAAACACATATATCTCCACAATGTTGCTCTTAATACATTAACGTTATATGATTTATATATTGTAAGCCATTCTTCTCCAAAATTATCTAATACAAACTTTTCTCTATCAGGTGCGGAAACATATCTATATTCCCAGTCTTTGTTTTCTTTTTGCCAAGACAAAGAACATTCAAGTGTCTTTGGACCAAGATCTTTGTAGTCACACTCATATGTTTGCCAAATAATTTTAGGTATCATCGTTTTGACTTTCTAAAACCAAACTTTGCAAGGTATACATAAATAGTTTCAACACTAGTTCCGCACTCCTTAGCAATATCCTGTGGAGACTTTTTATCTAGAACAAACCTTTTACGTAGCCAAGCCTCGTTTGTATATAGTTTAGCAGCCATGGTATTATTTGTCAACTTCTGTTTCAGAAATGTCATAGTTAAACCTATTAGAGTCTTCCAAGGTCCATTTATCTTGATTTTCTACATCCCATTTTCTTTCATTAATTATTCTATCAATAACATAGTCCTTTTTTAAAGTAAAAGAAGGTTCATAAATACGAACTCTATTATTTGGTTGTACAGCAAAGTTACCATCATCTCTTTGTATAACATGGCCACATTTATGTTCCGCTGGATTTTCTGAATAACCATCATCTAAAACATTAGAATCTGGGTTGTGCCAGTCAAGCGTGAACAAATACGTTCCTTTGTTTATAGTTTTTGTTCTGTCAATATATGACATTCTAAGATTTGTAAGGTTTTCAAATTTAGTCACAGATATGTGATGGCTAAAGGCATTCCATAAAACTAAATTATGTAAGTCTACTTCAGGAACTCCAGGCTTTGTACAAAATGCACTAATTGGCAATCTCCACCATAGCCCACCATCTTCCATCATTATGTGAAATAAAGGACTTCTGCTTTTTATACTAGCAACACCAAATATAACACATGGAAAATATTTGTCATGACTATCCAACTGATTCCTTAAATAGTTTCCACGAACATAGCATTCTATGGGTGGTATGTTTGCATTTAACTCTGGCATTATTCCTCTATTCTCATTGCTCTATTCCAGTTATTAATAGCCCAGTGGCCGATACCACAAGCATCAGCAACGTCATTATCGTTAATAATTTTATCATAGTTGATTTCAATTAATTTTATGGTCCTTTCTTTTCTAATTTGTCTTTCATATGTTTTATACCAAGAGTCTGACTTTCCAGGATTCTTTGATCTAATCATAATCTGTTCTTCTTTGGTTATTTTTTTATTTCCCAAATAGTTTTGCCAAGTTATTGGTGCTACAGTTCCTATAACTTTTGTTCCCGTTAGTCCTGCTGCCCCTAATAGTGCCCCCTGAACTAGCGCTAGGTCTGCAGCAGTTTTAGGACTATTCATAAACACCGTATGTTCAATTACAATTGCTTCAAAGCCACCAAAATGCTCAAAGAATGCTTTTGTCTTAGCACAAGCATCCATTACTTTTTCATAATTTGTTTTTCCACTAAAATTAATCTTACCAATATTGCCTAGCACATTGTCATTAAAAATAGCAAAAGCAAGACTGTTAGTGCTAGCATCAATAGCGCAAATTGTTTTTGGATTATTTTTGTTCATAATCAAAAAATCCTTTTAATTGTTTTAACATTTTGTCTACTTCTTTTTTATTTACATTGCAATTAGTACAAAATCCAGAATCATTATATATTGAAAGTTTTTCTCCACAGCCACCTATGCAAAGTCTTTTCTTTCCTATTCTTCTTTGTCTGCGAGTTATCTGATACCTTTCGGCTATTTTTATTTTAGTTGCTTGCTCTCTACAAGTATCTCCACAGTAAATTTGATAACTTACTTTTGGTTTAAAAGGGGTCTCGCATCTTTCACATAACTTCACATTAACTAGTCCTGTTCATCCTTTAATAATACCAGTGGTTTAATCTTTATTGTTCCTGCCCCCGCTTCAGCGCAGGCTTTTTGAATAGGACACACCTTACAAATTTTTGAATTTGAACGATATGGAACTTCTGGCAGTTCTTTATCTTGCCAATTTTTATAAACCATTTTCATCCAGTCAAAGGCTTGTTCTACCCAATTACGATAATGATCGTTTACAACTACTGGTAATGTAAGTAATTCGTGATTATTTTTATTTTCATAAATCATTACACCTTTACGAATTTTCCAAATTTTCATATACATTAGTAATTGCATTAAGTGACCCATTTTAGGTTTTCTACTTAATTTTTTATACTCAAAGTCATCGTTTCTTATTGTTTTAATTTCACCAACAAGTCTTTCACCTTTATAGTCAATCATGACATCTCCGTACCCATCAAAAGGTGGATCGTCAATCTTAGCCCTAAACTCCATTGCTGGATGAGTCTGTATATTATATTTTCTTGGCTCTGGATCAAATTCTAAATCTTGTGCAAGTAAACCAGAAGCCTCTATTGCTTCTTGAATTCTTCCGTGTCCAAGGCTTCCTTGTGTTCTATTTGCTACACCAATTGCGTCTGAGTTATCATAAAATATTTGACCATCAAATGCAAGATACCAATATCTTGGACATTCTCCTGAGCCATAAGTTAGGTTAGATGCTGAGAAATTATTTTTCTTGGTAAACTTTGGTTTTGTTTTAGCAAGATAGCCAGCGTTTATAGCAGTTGCCAAACCTTCAACAAGGTTTTCATCCTCTTCGCTATTTCTTTTTTTCTTATTGGTATCTTTAATCATAATCTGTTGTAATAAGTTTTTAGCCACGTTTCATCCTTTGTTTATATTAAGTATACCAGTTAGCGCATTATGTATTTAAGTGCTGAAACTAGATCATTGATTGCTTGTGCTGCTGTAAAATATATATTTTTCTTTGCCCTGTCAGATTTGTCAACGTTAGCCATCCAAGTGGCTTTAAAAGACATCTTTGCTGCAATAGCCTGTAACCTTACAATTTCAAGACTAGCAGCCTGAAGTGGGATATCTGGCTTTATAATGATCTTTGCAATCATAGTTAAGGCAACGGTCAACTCCTCATCTTGCATGTAGTCTGCAATTTCTGTTAAACCATTTACCATATCAAGTGTTGTTTTCTGTGATCCTGTTTCAGACATTATCTTCCTCCTCTGTTAATTGTTCTAGCATACTCATTTCAATTATAGCAAGTCGTACCTTGGTGTTACCTTCTCCAAGAATTACAATAATGGCTGGAGACTTA